AGGACTTTTTGCTGTTGCTATAGGAAGTACTTCTGGTTGTAAAAACCAAGGAACAGGCAGTGTTGCGATTGGGTATAGAGCAGGTTTTACAGGACAAGGAGCTGCATCTGTTGCGGTTGGTTATCAAGCAGGAGAAAATCAACAAGGATACGACTCTGTTGCCATTGGTAATAACACAGGACAAACAGGACAAGGTAACCAATGTGTAGCGGTTGGATATTACGCGGGACAAAACGGGCAAAAAACAGGCGGTATTGCCATTGGTACATTAGCAGGTCAATCAGAACAAGGAGAACTTAGTGTAGCTATTGGATATCAAGCAGGACAAGACGGGCAAAAATCAGGCGGTATTGCGATTGGTTATCGAGCGGGAAATTCAGGACAAGGCGAATATTCTATAGCATTAGGTGGTTTTTCAGGACAAAACAATCAACATAATTATAGTGTTGCTATAGGTAGTTCTTCGGGAAATCTCAACCAAGGAGTAGGTTGTATTGCTATTGGTGGAAGTTCAGCTCAAGAAAACCAAGGAGACTACGCTTTTGGTTTTGGTTTCGCAGCAGGACAATATAACCAAGGAACTGATTCTATAACATTGGGTAATTTTTCAGGACAATATAACCAAGGAGTAGGTTGTATTGCTATTGGTAGTTATTCGGGACGCACAGGACAAGGTCAGTTTTCTATTGCTTTAGGAAATACAGCCGGGGCAAATCAACAAGGTGATAATAGTATTGCTATCGGTTTTAGAGCTGCACAAACAGGACAATCACAAAATAGTATTGCTATCGGATATTATGCCGGATCATCAGGGCAAGGAACTGGTAGTATTGCTATTGGATATCAAGCAGGAGAAACAAATCAACATCCAAATAGTATTATTTTAAATGCTGATACAGGAGCGCTAAATTCTCAGACAGGTTCTGCTTTTTACGTATCTCCTATTAGGTCTGATACTAATCCTACTGGAGCCACTGGTTGTTTAATATATGATACCACTACAAAAGAAATATCTTGTAATACATCAAAAACTTTTGTAATTCAACATCCTGAATACGAAAGTAAATATTTAGTTCATGCTTGTTTAGAAGGACCTGAAGCCGGTGTTTATTATAGAGGAGAAGGATATTGTGAAAAATCTACAATAATAGAACTACCTTCTTATGTAGGAAAAATAGGTTCTGAACTAACAGTTCAAGTATCTATTATACAAGATGAAAATAAAGAAGAAATAACTAATATTTCTTGTAGTAAAATTATAGATGGAAATCGATTTAAAGTATTTACAAGTTCGCCTACTAGTTTTAACTGGTTAGTTATAGGTAAAAGGCAAAATATAAAAGTTGAAGTCGATAAAAAAGATGCAGAATTACAAGGATATGGTCCTTATAAGTGGATAAAAGTTTAATTAAAATATATAATAAACAAATATTTATATATTTTTAATATTTTCTCAATGATTTTCTTGGCTTTCTTGATTTTCTCAATGATTTTCTCAATGATTTTCTCAATGATTTTCTCAATGATTTTCTCAATGATTTTCTCAATGATTTTCTCAATGATTTTCTCAATGATTTTCTTGGCTTTCTTGATTTTCTCAATGATTTTCTTGGCTTTTTCTTTGTAAATTGACTTTCTGGACCTTTTTCATCCCTTTTCTTTTGTTCTGCTTCTTTTTTTCTTTGTTTTTCTAACATTTTTTTTCTTATCTGTTTTTCATACATTCGTCTTGCTTCTTTTTCTTTATCCATTTATTATATAAAAATTTAAATAAAAATTTATAATTTTATTTTATCTTCAAATAATCTGCCAGATGAAACAAAAGATACCATTCCATGATTTATATATTCTATTTTATTAAAACTATCTCTAAATTCTTGAATACTTAAATTACCTCCAAAATCTCGTAATAATCTCCAATGAGGTGCTGGGATTATTTCTTTTATATCTATATTGTTCACATCTCTATATAACTGATAAAGTAACATTTTTGAAAATCTATACATAGAATTATGTTTTTCTTCCTCGATATAACTTAAACAACAATTAAAAGAACAAAATATACCATCTGTTTCATAATATCCTTTTTGTTGTGTTGTTATACGTTTATCATTTCTATTGTTTATTTCATAAAAACGCTGTTCTGATATATTTTCAGATATTTTGTATTTATCTTTAGTTATTTCTGAAAAATAAGTTTTTACACATTTGTCAGGAACATATTTAATAGGACAGCCAATCGGTGATGTTCCAGTAGGAATTTCATTTTTATCCCAGAAGCATTTATATGAATTATCTACTGAAAAATCTATAATAGAAACACAACATTTTTTCATTGATTTAGACTCGTCTAAAAAAGAAATAATCTTATCTTTTTTAGACGAGTCTAAATCAATTATTTTTGTTGTGTTTGAGGGTATTATTTCTAGTGCTTGCGATTGAGCAAAATTATAATTTTGCTCAATTTTTTCTATATTAATACCTCTTAATGAAAATATATATTTTTTAGACATTATTTATAAATAAATATTATAACGATTTTTATTTTCATTTTTAAAAACTAAGCAAGTATATATTTCATATAATAAAAATATGAATATCATTCCAATGAATAATATGACTTTGATAGAACAACTAATAACTTCTCTAAAACTGATATTTACAATTTCTATCATTTTGTTTCTCTTTGATTTCAAATATACTTCTTATTTTTTAACGATTTGTTTAGGATTTATAATAATAATGTATTATATAAAAAACAAAAATAACAAGATGAATGAAAATTATATAAATGATATAATAGAAACACCTATACCCCTATCTTTTTGCAATGATAGTGTGATAATAGATCAGCCAAATACACAAATATCATTAAATCAAAAATTAGCTATGACTAATGCGTATAATGATAAAACCTGTAATAACAGATTATTAGGTGGTGCAAATCCAAAAACTAATATTAGTCCTGTTGTCGTACCACCAGCATATGATTTAGAATACTGGAAAGATAATAATTTTATAAATTTTTCACAAATAAACTCAGCGGGAACCGAAGAAAATATGTATCTTTCAGGATATGCAGAAACTGATTGTTGTGATTATTTAAAACCGGGGACAAAATTAGTACCAAGAGTGAATAAAATTAATACATCTAATAGAATTCCTGTAGAAAATTATTCAAACAAAGTTCAAATAAAAGCTCCCATACCAACTCAAGATATTCATTATGTTCCAACTATAGAAAATTATTCAAACAAAGTTCAAATAAAAGCTCCCATACCAACTCAAGATATTCATTATGTTCCAACTATAGAAAATTATTCAAACAAAGTTCAAATAAAAGCTCCCATACCAACTCAAGATATTCATTATGTTCCAACTATAGAAAATTATGAACAAACCAAAAAAGTTTATATCACTCCTAATCAACCAGGATATGTAAATAGATCTTGCGGATATAATCCAGAGCAAATTTACACATCTAATTTACCATCTAATTATCCAGCTGGTAATTGTCAACAAAATCCAAAATTAAATAATTACAACAAAAATTTATTTACTCAAATAGTAACGCCTGGTGTATATACGAGAAATCAAGTAAACGAACCTATAAATTCAAATATAGGTATTTCATTTCAACAGCAATTTGAACCTCTAACTTGCGAAACAGACGAAGACGGAAATGAAGTTCAGTATATACAACACGATCCTAGAATTATCGAACCTATAGATTCATATAACGAAAAAACAAAAATTGAACAAGCACGATACGATAATATTTATGATCCGAGATTTTATGGTTATGGTACATCCTATCGTTCGTATAACGAACCTGTTACAGGTCAGACAAGATTTATGTATGATGATATAAATTCAATTAGAATGCCAAATTACATAACACGTAGTAAAATAGACCATCTTCCTTACGCGGATAAATATGGTCCTATGGAAGAAGATTCTGAATTCGGAAACAAACATACTTCAAACATAAGAACATTAGCACAGGATAGTTGGTTAAGAAATTCCCTTCAATTTAGAAATGATTTAACAGAAAGACTGATGAGAAAAAAGAATTCAGAAGCTTGGCAAAGACGTCAATCTCCTTTGGGACCTTACAGAGTTTAAAAAATTTATAAAAAAATATATATTATTAATATAAAAAATGGAAAACTTATCACAATTATCCGAATTTTCTTTACCAGTATATTCATTAGCCGTTTCATTAAGTTATTCTTTTATAGCAAGTGTTGTTGCGTCTTCTGAAAGCGCGGGAACAGTGTATATGAATGGTAGTTGTCTTTTACTTGGTGCTATGACAATTATGTTTTTATTATTTACCACATTAGCCAAAGATAATTACACAAGAATTTATTTATTAGTAAACGCTGTTTTAGCTGGACTTCAATCGTATTTTTTGTCTAAATATATTCAAAAACCTGGAAATCAAGTTCTTTATTTATATGATAAAAGGCATAAAGACATTATCAATATAATAACATCTTTTATAGTAGTATCAAGTATTATATATATATTTATGCAAGTATCTCAACGTAAAATGGATTAGTTATTTTATATAAATAAATGTCAAGATTATACATTATATATATTATTTCGGGTATAATATTTGGTTATACATTCTTTTTATATACAACTGGGACAAAAAAACAAGTAGGTAAAAAACCAAAGGTTGGTTATCTTATACAACTGTATTTACATCAAGGTAAATGTTTTCATGTACATCATTGGCTTCAACTAAATGTTATATTAGTGATACTTTCAATTGTTTATTTTTTAAAAAGAAACATAGTTTTACTACCATTTATAGGATTTTGTATTGGAGGAATTATACAAGGATTAACATTTCCAGATAGATTTTCTTTTATAACAAAATGTATTGAACAATAGATTTTTTTTAACCATTATAATGGTTAAAAAAATTATAACTTTACAACTTTATATAAATCTAAAACCAAACTTTTTTGAAAGACGTTCTCCTGAACTTAACATACTCATATTTACAGGCGAAGAAGGCGGTGAATAAGATTCAGAAGAATTATCATCATTCTTTTTCATAAAATAAACTATTATAACAACAAGTAAAACTAATAACAGACCAATAATAATATATAAAAATATATTTGATTTTTTCTTTTTATCGCCACCGCTACTTACAGGGGTAGACGAAGTCATATTAAAATTTTCTACTATTCTATTACCATTTTTATCGAGATAATACATTTTTATTAAAAAATATGATATTTTTTTTTAATTAATAATATCTTTTAATTTTGAAAAATTTTTAATCATAGCGTCAAACATAACTGTATTGTCAAACATAATTTTATCTATTTCAAGTATAGTATTTTCTTTTTTATTTCTTATATTCATTATATTTGAAGTTATATCTGCTTTGATGTTATTAATTTCTGTCAGTTCAGCTTCCAGATTTGCTTTTCGGTGAGCAGTTAAAATATCATTACTTATACCTGCTAATTTTTCATTATGTAATTCTTCTAATTTTTCAATTACCTTACGTTCTGATTGGTTCATCGTGTTTATCATTATATTTAATTCTTCTAATAAATTATCATAGTAATAATTTCTAATTTCAACCTGTTTTGGGATATTAATAATTTCTTTTTTATTTTCTATCATTTTATCTATTAATTCAATATGTCTTCCTTGATTTTTTTGAAGAATGTCGTAAATACTAGTTCTAACTGAAATAATATCATTTATAATATTATCATTTTTTTCAAAAAAGTTTTCAAGGTCTGTTAATACAAGCATTTTTTTAACAATGTTCTTACCGAAATGTTTGACACTGAAACAAGAAATTTCATCTTGTCTATTTATTGAACATATATAATTTAAATAAAATATAGCTACTTTATATTTAATATTTTGAAAACAATATTTTAATCTTTTCAATTGTCTATAAATTTGTTTTACAGAATTTAAATCTTCTTCTGATATATTATCAAGTGTTATTTGTTGTTTATAATTATTTTCAAGGTGTTTTTCTAATTCTTCGCCTGTATCAGGTTCGACATGTATATTATGATTTTTATATTTTTCAGAGTTTTCTCCAGCGTAATCATCAGTTATATTATCATTTATATTAATATTAAGTAATTTTAATTTGTAAACATTCTCAAGTTTTTCATGTATTTCTATATGATATTTAGAAGGTATATATAATAAAAACATATCACAAGTTTTTATAGAAAACAATTCAACGTAAAAACATCTTTTTTGAAATATAAAGTATTTGACAGGTATAAAACCTTTTGCTTGTAATAGCACTTGTAATTTACTTAAACTTAATGTCATTTATATTTAGTATTGAGACTTAAAATTTATATTTCTTTATAAAAAATGTCTATAAATTCAGCAAAAATAACTTTCGGAAACAATAATATTTCAGGAGATATTATTGATAATTTACCAATAGATCAGTCTACACCTTCACATAATGAAATACAACTTGTAGATACATTGTTTCAAAAACAAAAAACAATGTTACAGATGATTATGTCTGAATCGAAAGATGTAATATTAATAGGATTTTTATTTCTATTATTTTTATTACCTCAAATTGATGAAATTATAAAAAAAATTATATACAGTGCGAATAATTCGGAATATATACTAATGATTTCAAAGGTATTATTGTTTATGTTGGCATATTTTTTACTCAAAAATATGTATTTAGTACGTAAAAAATAAGTGAAAAATAAGATATTTTTATCTTATTTTTCACTTATTTTATATTTATATACATAATATCCAACTACTAATATTGTAGAAAAAATCATTGTATACATTAATAACTTTTTATATGAAAAAACATTCTTATTTTTATTCTCTATATATAAAAATTTTGGTTTAAATATAATTAATAATAGAAATGTTATAGATATTAAAATAGGTATTATATATTGCTTTACAATTTGTAAATCAAAATATTGAACTTTTTTATCGCTTGAAAATTTATTTACTCTTTCTTTTAAATTGTTTATTTTTGTAAAAATATCATCATCCATTTATTTTAATTTATTTTTTATTTTATTCTTCATCAGATAATATTTCTTCTTCATCATATCCGAGCGCTTTTTTAACTACCTTTTTAGAATTACTTAGTTCTTGAACAGTTTTTTCAAGAATATCATCTGGAAGTTTTTTTGGAGGTTGTGGTTTTATTGATTTTTCTTCTTCTATATCATCATCACTATCCTCTTTTTGATTATATTTTGAATTTTTGAAAATAGTTTTTGTATTTTTCTTTTTTAAATCTTTTACCTTGTTTTCGAAATCTTCATCGTCACTATCTTTCTTATATGTTGAAGGTAATTGTAAATTTCTAACTTTTTCTTCTAAATCTTCAAGATCACTGTCATCGTCAAAAAAATCTTTTTGTTTAGGTTTTTCTTGAATAACTTTAGTTTTCTTTTCATTATCTACTACTGGTTTTTGTTTAGGTTTTTCTTGAATAACTTTAGTTTTCTTTTCTTGTTCTATATCATCGTCGTCATCATTATCTACTACTGGTTTTTGTTTAGGTTTTTCTTGAATAACTTTAGTTTTCTTTTCTTGTTCTATATCATCGTCGTCATCATCATCGTCGTCATCATTATCTACTACTGGTTTTTGTTTAGGTTTTTCTTGAATAACTTTAGTTTTCTTTTCTTGTTCTATATCATCGTCGTCATCATCGTCGTCGTCATCATTATCTACTACTGGTTTTTGTTTAGGTTTTTCTTGAATAACTTTAGTTTTCTTTTCTTGTTCTATATCATCGTCATCTTGTTCTATAAATTTAAAACCATATTTTTTACAAGTTTCTATATCGTTATCTGATAATTTTTCTATTTTATCATTTTCATATATACCATAAACAACTTTTGATTCATTAAATACAAGTTTACTTTCAGCGTGCCAAAATTTACCCAATTTTTTATTTAAATTTAAAACAGGTTTTTTAGGGTTTGAAATAGTTGGTAAAATTTTCTTTTCTTTTTGCTCTTGACCTTTGTGTTTTTTGTGAATAGAACAATATGTACCATCTTTGGCACGTTTACCACACATTAATCCTATTTTATCACCTTTAGAAAATTTATAAGGACAGCCAGATATTTTAGATAAAGGTTTTTCAGGTTTTTCAAGTTCAGGTTTTTCAAGTTTTTCAGCTTTTTCAAGTTCAGGTTTTTCAGGTTTTTCCCTGCTAACACTTGATTTAATATCATTATTTGTCTTGATAACTACAGTGTCTAATTTTTTCCAATCGTTATAAAGATCATCTTTAGATAATTCTGGATGTTTAGAAACAATACGAGAAATAAAAGCAATAATAGCTTCGTCGATATTTTTATAAATATTATTCATAAGATTTTCCATCCCTTTGACAAAACTAAGAAATATTATAAAAAAAATCAATTTTATATTCATTAACAAAATTTAAGAAGTTATTATATACGATTAAAATGCTTGAATATATTTTAAAAAAATTTAAAGAAACCGGTGATATTACTATTGTTATTGACGCTCTAAAACTATGTGAAAAAGAAAAAAATTACGAAATAGGTATACTTATTTGTGAATACTTTTTAGAAATATTTGTAGAAAATAGATATATATTAGAATATTATGCAAATTTCTGTTATAATACTTCAAAATACAGATTATCATATAATATATACGAAAAACTTATGTGTAAAAATCAAATGCCTATTGAAAATATTGAATCCTATATGAATATGAAAAATAATTGTATAGATTTTATTAAAGATGATTTTATAACATATAATAAAACTCTTGTAAAAAACCTGTGTAAACAAAAAAACAAACCTCATTCACTTATAACATTTACTATCACCACTTGTAAAAGATTATCTTTATTTTTAGACACAATTAATAGTTTTTTAAATTGCTGTCTTGATATTCATTTAATAGATAAATGGATCGTAATCGATGACAATTCAAATGAAGAAGATAGAAAAATAATGGTTGAAAAATATCCATTTTTTGAGTTTATTTTCAAAGATAAAAAAGACAAAGGGCATCCAAGAAGTATGAACATGCTTTTAGATATAGTTGAAACTCCATATATGTTTCATATGGAAGACGATTGGAAATTTATAGAAAAAAGAAATTATATAACTGAATGTTTAGATGTTTTATCTACAAATAATACAATCGGACAATGTTTAATTAATAGAAATTACGGAGAAACTTCAAAAGATAACAATATTCCAGGAGGATTTCATTGTATAACGCAAAACGGAATTAAATATGTTATTCATGAATATTGTTATAACAACGAACAATATGTTGAGTTTAATAAAAAACATAATAACAAACCAAATTGTGCTTACTGGCCTCATTTTTCTTTCAGGCCTTCTCTTATAAGAACAAGTATATTCAAAAATTTAGGTAAATTTAACGAAAAAGTTTCTCACTTTGAAATGGAATATAGTAATAGATATATTCAAAAAAAATATATATCTGCTTTTTTAAATGGAATATTTTGTCTTCATACAGGTAGATTAACTTCGGAAATAAATGACGAAACCAAACTTAATGCTTATAAATTAAACGATGAAAAACAGTTTAGTGGCAAAGAAGAGAATAAACAACTAGATTTTAAAACTTTTGTTATAAATTTAGACAGACGTGAAGATAGATGGAAAAATATTAAAAATTTATTAGATATTCCTGTAGAGAGATTTTCTGCGATTGATGGAAAAAAATTAAAAAAGACAGAACAGCTACAAAGAATTTTTGATGGAAATGATTATGATATGAGAGACGGAATGGTTGGGTGTGCATTATCACACATTAAACTATTCATAGACCTCTTATATTCTAAAACATATAATGTATATTGTATTTTAGAAGATGACATAACACCTGTTCCAGATTTTAAAAAAAAAATACAACATTTATATTTTACATTGCCAGAAAATTGGGAATTTTGTTATCTAGGGTGTCATCTTTGGAAACAATATCAAACTGATGAATTTTTAAATAAAGATAAATTTCCTATATCTGAAAGATGGAATTCTCAAAAATCTTTAATGTATTCTATAGGTGGCACAGGTGGATATTTAATAAACAAAAAAGGTGCTCTTAAACTTTTAGAATATATAAATACTTATGGTATGACAAACTGTATAGACACTATACAACAAAAAGCTTCAGATTTTATCAATCTATATTATGCTAAACCTCATTTATATACATCTGAATGTTATACAAATAATAGGTTTGTAGATTCAGATGTATCAAATAATAACAATCAATATATTTCATTAACAATCAATATAAAAGATAGACTAGAAGAAGAAGTTAAAAAATATGATAAACCTATAGTTACACAAGATTACGAATTTTCAAAAACATATATTCAAAATTTAGAAAACAAAAAGACACTATTTTTCGTTTCACAAAATTTTATTAATATACTTGAACAAAATATTTTAAAAATACCATTTTATACAATGGGTAAAAACGTAATTGTCTTTGTTCCAACAGAAAAAATATTATATCCCTTCAGATTAAATAAAGGAATAGAATATAATATAGATGATGCAATTCAATACATAGATGAAACAACATACATATCTTTAGGAGATAATTACTACGTAAGTGATGCTATTAAAGGTTCAGAAATTTTTCCTTTTGATTATATTTCAGGTATAAATTTTTATAAAAATTTACAAGACATTTTCAATATAGTTTTAGGTTGGGATGATAAAAATATGAGAATCTGGGCTGAAAAGTTTTGTCAATACAATTACAACAAAACATATTATAATAAAGATTTTGATATAAATATAAAAATTGATTGTATAGATGATATTCAAAATACATATGTAAAAAGATTTAATCTATTAAAATCTGTAATCTTATCAGGTAAAAAAATAACTTTTGTTTATGCTTCTAGATGGTGTGATAAAAATTCAAATCATGAGATATATTTAAAAAAATTTTTATCATATGTGTCAAAATATAATCAGAATGTCAAGTTGTTATGTATAAATATAAATATTAATTCAGAAGATAATATCATTGTTAAAAATATTGATTATCCACAAGAATTTCAAAATAACAATGTAAATCTTGAAAAAATTATTTATGATAGAGATGTTTATAAAAATTCAATTAAAAAATGTATATATAATATAAATGAGTAAATTTCTCGAAAAAATACCATATCTTGAAGACAGTGATATTAATGACGACGGATCCCTTAAACCCATCGTCACGAAAGGTAAACCTGTTTTAATTATGATACAAGGAAATTTCTGTGGTTATTGTACTAAAGCTAAACCTGAATTTCAAAAATTACGAGATGTTTCTGATTTTACAATAGCAACAGTGCAAATAGACGCTGGAGAAACAGATAAGAAAGCAAATACTAAACTTTCAAAAGTTGCATCTTCACAAGGTGTTCCAGCTTATGCTTGTTTTAATAGTTCTGGAAAATTTGTTAAGATGCATAACGGGGGAAGAGATGCCGATAGTTTAAAAAAAACAATGAAACAATTGTAAATATTAAATCTTAATATTATTAAAAATATTAAGATAAAAAATTTATATAATAAATGATACAGGTAAATAATAAAAATTTTCCGATCTACGACTTTGATACAGAAGATAGTATAATATCCAGAATAGCTTACAATATGAAAACTAAACCTATATATATTTATAAAAACGAAGACGAAAAACGTAATATATTAGCAGAAGATATATTAGAAATAATAAAAAAAGATGGCGAAACAAATTCAGATTTTAATTTATTTAAAAATAATAATGAACATAAATTTGGAAAAAACATAGATTTTAAAAAAGATATATTATATATTTGGATAGTTTACAATAAAAAATTAAAAGAATTAGCGGAAATAAATACTATTATTCTAGAGGATATAGCAGAAAGATTATACGAAGACGATTATTTAAACTCTAAAGAAGAGTTTGAAAAAATATGGAAAGAAAAAGATAATATTAAAAGAAAATTAAACGCTGAAATAGAAAGTCATAGTATTAAAGTTGAAAAATATAACAAGTTATTTAAATTTTTTGATGAACTCAAAGAAGATAATGTATATACTGATTTTATAACAGAAAATTTTGATGTATTTTTTAATATAAATTTAAACTACACTTTGATAGAACTTTTTAATAAAATTATAGTAAATAAAAGTGTACCTTTTGCAACCTTTAAA